TGGTGATGCAGAAATTCTTGCATATGCAATCGGTTGAGCTTCCATACTCAAACGGTTTGACTAAACAATTGACATTAGTTGTAATATTTGAGATAATATCTATATAGTTTTTTTCGTCGTCTCTGTGACTTTGAGGCTGACTGACGCTAAATTGAGTAAATCTCTATGGCAGTCAGCCTCCTTTTTTTGTCAATTGAAGAGGGGGGCACTAAAACTGGAAAGACTTTTCTAATCTATAAATGCAATAACGTCTCTATCTTACATTCAAGGTACTCAAATGAAAATCAAAACCCTCGCTTCTAATATGACTCTGCTTGTACTTCCTACTGGTGCTGAAGTTATGTTCTCTTATGAAACGCCTGTAGCTGGACATGATCAGGAAGGCATCGCATTTCGCACTACTGAAAAGTATAGTGTAACAACCACGAAGCATATCAACAAATATCTTCGTGATTCGCATTCTGAATCTGTTGAGAAACTTTCCGAATCAGAAATTCGAATGTTAGTCAGATATTGTCTATAAGCCCCCCTACCCAAAACTGACAACTATATAATTTTATCTTCTTTAAAAAATTTTTCTGGAAAAAAATATGCCAAATAGATATTTTAGGCAAGGGATTTTCTTCAATAAAATCAATAACTTAGTTCGCATTAGAAAAAATCATGCGAAAAAGCGAAAAAACCCGAAAAAAGGGTTGACAGGGGCACCAAATTCCTGTAAAATGTCAGTTGTAGAGTGAAAAAAGAGAGAAATTGATGAAATTTACCATAAATCAATATATGAATAGTCTCTGGGGGGCGAAAGGTCGAAAGATTTTCACCAGAGAATACACTGGTGTCATCGAGTCGGTGCGAGCCAAGTACGGCAAGGATCTGGAAGTGAAGATTCGACTGCCGAATGGATCGGTCAAGCTTCGCGATGGCACAGACCTGTACGCAGAGCGAGCCGGTGTTGAGAGCTCTTTGAGTGAGTTGATATAATGACTGTACGTGTGACAAAAAGTGCGAAAACGATTGAAGCAGCCAACGACATCAGAATCGCCTGTGGGGATTTAGGTTGGAGCTTCGAGATTCGAGGATCTATCTTCACCATTCGTAAGGTCTTTCACCCAACTAATGAAGAGTTTGTGAAAGCAGATATGGAGTATGGGTCAATCTTGGATCTCCTTCCACGAACCCGCTCTGGGTCAGACTGGGGTACTGATGGAGGCGGCATTGGTGGAATAACAGCAATGCAGACTGGTCGATTTGTGATGAATCGAAGTGGTGGATCGAAGCCCATACTGAAAGCCCTCGCTAAATAACTATTAGTCGAAAATGATGGAGAATGCAAATATGATAGGAATACATGAAATCATTGTTGGTAATGTTGGTACTGTATTCGTTGATACTGACGGCCAGGATGCCAAAAAGGTATTCGAGCAATATGTACGTGAGTCTTGCTCAGGCATCGGTCGCTCTTATGGTGAGGATGTAACTTGGATGATCGACGACGAAATTGTCGAAGAACATTTCGGTTTCATTGCTGAAGGCATTCGACAATGGCCAGTGGTTGATATGTGGCGGAACGTTTATCACCAACGACCCGCCCGCACTGCTCTGAAGATGGAAAATCTGATGAGGAACTGGTAATGAAGATGACTGACTACGCCATGTTTAAGAAAGGTTTGGTATAATGAGAATTATAAATATGTTAGGCACAGCCATAATGTTTGTTGGCAGTGCATTTATATTTGCTTGTGCCATCATTGGTGTTCAACCATGGAGTATTTTTTGAAAATATTACGATTTACTCCTAAATCCTCAACTGACTATACTACATATTTTGTCAAAGTTGAGAAAAATGGTAAGTTTTATCGTTGTATACAGTATGGTAGAGTAAAAATTTGTGATATGGACAATATCATAAGTGGTTTGAAGCTGGATTACCCGCATTCGAAGGGTTATAGAGTGAGTTGGTGATATAAAAATAAATAGTTTTTATTCTTTAGTAATAATTATAATATCATTTTTTTTAATAAGTTTGGTTTGGTAATATGAACATTTATCTTGATATGGATGGTGTTATTGCTGATTTCTTTACAGAATTAGCACGACATTATAATGTAAATCACTGGAAAGATCTGCCAGACAAGAATGAATCTGTAAAAGCACTGAAAGGAACTGATTTCTTTGAGCGATTACCAAAATTTCCAACGTCAGACGAATTAGTTGAGTTTATTCATGAACTTACAAATGGTAATTGGTATATTCTGTCTGCTCCTTTACGTGATGACTATGATCATAGCATATCCTTGAAAAGAAAATGGTTGGCAAATCATGGTTACACTCCCAAGGATGCATACTTTTCAAGTGTAAAAGAAAAATATGCTGTTAATGAAAATGGGCAATCGAATATCCTGATTGATGACCGTGAAGAGAAACTAAAAGCTTGGACACAAAATCATGGCATTGGTATTCTTTATCAAGCCAATAAGCATTCGCTTAAAGAATTAAAGAATTTGTTAGAAAGATTACATTCGTTTACAAATCTTACTATATGCAGCACTATGTTTACTTTACCTCGAAATGAAAAAGAAACGATCAAATGAAAAAGAAACGTTCAAAACTTAAAAATGCCTGGAAAAGAGTTGTTCGAGATCCGAATGGCCCATTTCGCATGCGAGTGGTTTGTGATAAAACGAAATATACTCGTAAGAATAAACACAAAAGCGCTCGTAGCTCAGTTGGATAGAGCAACAGCCTTCTAAGCTGTGGGCCGTAGGTTCGAATCCTACCGAGCGTACCAATTATTATGAAGTTACCTAATCAACAATTTATAAAACTTGTAGAGATACCGGTATGGGTACTTATGTTGTCACAAACTATTATTATTGTTGCAATTATTCTATTAGTATGTTATCATGTATGATGTTACAAAACCTCGGACAAGAATCGAATGTGTCCGAGGAAACGTAACATCCAACAAATTATTATCATGTATAATGAAATAAATATTGGTATGAATCAACATTCTTATACATTCTTGCGTTAACACTATGATATATTTTGAAACCAAAGGCGGCATAAAACGAGACAGAATACTTGCTTACAAGGTAATTAAATTCTGTATCAAGAAATTATTACCACGGCATCGCAATCTTTACATATCTTGTACACTTACTAATACACTTAAGGACGGTATGTATGGCTGGTGCATGGATTCTTATGAAAAGAAAACTTATGAGATTGGAATACATAACAGATTGTCTAGGGATGGTGTTTTGTTGGTTAGTGATGGCGTATATGACTTTATTACGACTGTCTGTCATGAAATGGTACATGTTATGCAATATGCAACTAAGAAATATGTTCAGTCTGATGCATCGTTTCAAATGTGGAAATGTAAAGACAGTAAATATAGAAACTATGCACGAACTGATTATGATAAACAGCCGTGGGAGACACAAGCCTATGCAATGGAATATTCATTGGCAGAAGAGTTTATAGAAACTTGTTTATAGTCTTAGGTCACTTTTATGGGAATAATTAAAATATTGAGTTGGTTGTTTATAATTTGGTTTGTCTGTTTATTAACTAGTATTGGAATTGCAAGTTTATGATAAAATATAAAGAATGGTATACGCCAGGATATGGCACAGAAAAAGTTGGTCCGTTTCTCATTGGTTTGATGGAAATGGCTCGACCACAAAAGGTATTAGAAATTGGATTTGGTTATACTACACCATTTTTAATAGAAGCAATTGAAAATAATTTTGAATTGCATTGGGATGGTAATTGTGATCCTGAATTCATGAATACCAAATATAATCCTCGATTAGTTGTCATTGATGACCAGAGTTTAGAAACAGATGAAACTAGAGCAGACAATCGCCGAGAGTTGATAACCAATAACGCATCAAATATCGTTGATTTTATTGAAGGCGATTTTACTAATTCAGATATTATGACTAAGGTGAAAGATACCTATTCTGAATTTGATTTGTGCTGGTTTGATTGTGGAGGCCCGAATGAATTGCAATTCTTTCTTGATAACTACTTTGAGATAATCAAGGAATATTTGATTGTTCATTTTACTTTCTTTAAGGGTAAAGAAAATAAGAATGGTGAAACCATATCAAAATATTTGCATGGTCCAATGTTTAAGTTTGATAAACTTACAGGCCCCAATATACAACGATTGGATATAATCGAGCCACATAAGTTCAGGCAAGGTAGTATCACTATATTGAGAAAAACTTAATTATGGATGACTTAGAATATCTTAAAAAAAGATGCGACATGCAAGAAAAAATTTTACATGATATTAATTATCTGTTAAGATACTATAATAATAACATTGAAAGGAAAATGAAACAATATGAACAGTTTATCAAATCTTGCGAAGACACTAGAGAATAGAAATAAACCATCAACGCTGTTTGAGAGAACACCGCTTTCAAAAAAATTTATAGAAAAGTTTCCTGTCATTAATGTAAACTTGCTTTCTTTATCATCAATTAAAGTTCCCGATCAGGATTTAACACTAAACGAAAATCTTGAAAGACAGATTCGAGAATATGGCGATAAACAAAACAAAAAAACCAACGTCAAAGCACATATGACGGATTGGTTTATGCATGATAACTCTAAAGGGTTTCAATGGGTTTGCAATCGAGCAATTGATATCGCAACAGAGAACAATCCACACCCATTAGATATGATTGCTTATGATTGCTGGGGTGCCATATATAAAGAAGGCGACTATACAGTTATGCATAATCATTGGCCGCATCTTTGGAGTTTTGTTTATTATGTGAACTGTCCGCCTCATTCGGCACCATTATTATTTGATAGAGCTGAACGGTCATACCGAATTATGCCACAAACAGGTATGATGATTATGTTTCCTGGCTGGATCAATCATTCGGTTCCTGAGCATATCGGTGATGATAGAATTGTTGTTGCCGGTAATCTCACAATGAATCCTTTTTCACATATTCAAACATTAGAAAATCGTGGCTTGGGTCAATGGCGTTCTGTCTACGGCTCTAGAGGTAATATCAACAGGTTGTAATTAACTTATAAATACTTCTATAACGTAGGAGTGTATATTTGTGATTCAACAAGATATTTCAAACTTTGCTGGTTTAGATGGTTTCTGTTGGTTTATCGGTGTTGTAGAAGCTCGTATAGTATTATTCGTTGATGGAGATGGTAAACCTCGTTCAGTTGGTGATCCTGCTAAGTTAGGTAGGGTTAAGGTTCGTTGCATAGGATATCATACACAAGATAAAGATCAGTTGCCCACTAAAGATTTGCCGTGGGCATCTGTTATGCATCCAACAAATTCACCAGGCATTAGTGGTGTCGGTGGGACTTCAAATCTTATAGAAGGAACTACAGTGTTTGGTTTCTTTCTTGATGCACATGATAAACAACATCCTGTTGTCATTGGTTGTATTCCTGGCCGTGATGCTCCTGGCAGCGGTGGAGATCCTCGTGCTCCATTATCGCCATCATCTGGTGCACCATCTGGTGGCGAAGCTTCGGCGGCCGCATCAGAAGCAATAGATGCTCCGTTATCTGAAACAGGAAAAGATCTAGAAGATTGTTTGTATAATAAAGGTATCTATGGTAAATATGACCCGAAAACTGGAGAATGGCCAGAGATGCGAGAAGGTAGAGGCGGTCAAAATGGTAAACTTAGACAAATGTTTAAAGAAATTGGTCATAAGGGTAGAACAGGTGAAGGCACGCATTGGTGTGCAGCGTTTGTTACTCATGCTTTAAAGTGTGCAGGAAAGAAACCATTATCAGGCAACAATTTAAGTTCTAGAGCTTATCAAAATTATCCAGGCGATGTTGTTTGGGATGGTAAAGGCGAAATACCTTATGATAAATTTCAAAAAGGTGATATTATGGTGTTTGAAAGAGATCCGAAAAACGGGCCTCCCGATCCCAGTAAAGGTCATGTTGGATTTTATCATGGCACGAAGGGTAAAAATATTCGATTAATTAATGGTAACGCTGGTGGCAGTCGATTCGGCGGAGGCACATTAAAAGTAGACACAAATGGTAGAAATCCCAGAAAGTCAGGACGAAAACTTCTTAGAGTTATAAGAGCTGCTGACGCTTAAGGAATTTAAAATGACACAAGCAGGAAAAAATGAACCAGGCCGGACAATTGCAGCTGATGGCGTAAAAGATTTACTCAACGAATTTGGTGAATTGATTTCAGGAGAATTCGAAAATATTATGCCTCTCGGTAACGATCAGGGTAGCGGTGGTGGTAATCCAATTTCCGCTTTTTTCGGCAAGGCATCAAAAGGAAAAGGTGCACCCAAAAGTTTAAGTGATGTATTTGATCTTGCAAAAGATTTAACGGACAAACAAGAAGAAACTAAAAATGTATTCACTAAATTATTTGAAAAAGCAAAAGAACAATTAGAAAATGATGCACCGGCAGCAACAAGTGAAGTGAAAGGAAAAATTGAAGAAGCAATGGGCGAACTTCGTAAAGTAATTCCACAAATGCCCGAGATACCTAATATAAATTTGCAGGATATGCTTGGTGAAGCAATTTCAGGTAATCTTGGTGGTTTGGATATGTCAGGAAAAATATCAGATATTCAAAGTAAGTTTGGTGATGCATTAATAGGTAAAGGTATGAATTTAGATAGTATGGTTAGTAATTTAACAGACATGGCAAATCCTGCTGTATTATCACAATTAGGAGAAATGGATACGGCACTTAAAAGTATGAAGTCTAAAATTAAAAATTTAGGCGACCCAGCTGGTGCTGAAATAGCAAGTAGAAATCCTATAGCGGGTTTTGTAGAATATGGCGAAGCATTGGATGAAGAAGATGAAGAACTTTTTGGTGGTCCTATGACAGAACCTATATTTGATGCTGATGTACTTAGAGGAGCACTTGGCGATAATGAGCCAGACATTCCTGCAATAAATAAAAGTGCATTAAAGGGTTTAAAGAATAAACTTACAGCTCAAACAAACCAATTACAAAATCTTAAAAATAAATTAGGTGGAATTGTTGGACAAGGTGCTAGTGATTTGCCTAGTATGATAAAAAAAATGGTTCCTAATTTGCAAATGGATGAATTAGGTAATGTTATGGAAAAAGCAATTAAACCTCTGCATGCGGCTATGGAATCAGTGCCGGAAATAGCTGCTAGTCTTGAACTTGAAGGAGCTCTTGTAGCGCAATCGCAAAAATTAAAAGATAACACCTCAATAACGGGTGATATACAACATAAATTTGATGAACTTATGAAATCAATTAAAATATTACCTTCAATGGATTCATGATTATAGGAGAAAAATAATGGGTGATTTAGCTGATAAAATAACCGACTTGTTAGAAAAAGTAAAGGATATTGATACACAGGTTGGAAATTTTTCTAAAGGATTGGCAGAAAATTCTCCTGATATAAGAAAGTCTGCTGAGGATATGCAAAAAATTACAAAAACATTATCGATAGAATTACATGAAATGTTTGTTGGTGCTAAAAAAACGCCTTTGGATACTAGTTCACTTGATGCTTTGAGTGGTGGATTGCAAAACGCGTTTCAAGATATTATAGATGAAGCTTCAAATAAATCTAAATCGGTTACAGCAGGGTTAAAAAGGGTAAAAAAATAATGGTAGATGAAGAAATAAGTGGAACAACTAGGTATGGGCCCAATCCTAAAAGTAGTGATGGAACTCCTATACAATCAAAGGGTAAGACTGATGACTTTTACGCAAGTGATTTCTATGTACCACCAAATGAAAAATCACCAGCGACAATAAAGGCTCGTAAAGAACGAGTTTCTAAACAAAGTAAAAGTGCAGCACCTAGAGCGAAAAAACCAGCAATGACTTCTATTGATCCTGAAACGGTAGATGCACAGGAATTAGATATCGGTGCTGCAGCAACTAGTGATAATGCTGAATTGGATATTGGTGTAGAACCAATAGAAGAACCACACATTGGAGCACTTGAACCTCAGCTAGCAGATGATACTTACATAGGTCCACATTATCCATATGCACATGTTACTCAAAGTGAATCAGGCCACGTTAATATTGTTGATGATACTCTTGGAGTCGAAAGATTACTTAATCAACATAAAGCAGGTTCCTTTGAAGAATATCTTCCTAATGGTGATAGAAGAATAAAAGTTATTGGTGACGGTTATGAAATTATTGCTGGGAAAAAGGACATATATATTGGTGCTGGTGGACGGAGTGACAAAGAAGATGCGCTTAACATAACTGTCAATGGAAATGTGCGACAGTTAATAAAGGGTGATTATATTTTAGAAGTTCAAGGTGATTATCATGAAAAAATTCATGGTCATAGAAAAACAAAAATAGGTGTTAAAGATGGCGGCGGCAATTATCTTTTAGAAATTAGAGGAAATTATTCTGCACAAATTAATGAAGATTATAAACTACATGTTACAGAAGATTATGATTTAGTAGTTGAGAAGAATAGAAAGACTATAATAAACGGAAAAGATGAACTTGGTGTGGTGAAAGATTTGCAAATAGCATCTAGCACAGCAGACGTTACATTGACAGCTTTTAAAAATTTAGTCTTTATTACTGCTGATAGCGGGACAGGAACTATTTCATTGAAATCTGCTGGTGTAATTGATAGTCGTTCTGTAGGTAAAACAAGTATTGTTGCTGGAACAATACTTGACCTTAATTCTGGTGGTGGTAGTGCTCCTAGTGCAACAAACTCTATCAAACTAAATTCTGGTGTTGATAGTAGAACAGGAAGTGCGTGGACATGATTTTACTTCACAAAAAAAGTATAGTCACGGTTGATGTATTTTATTACATGCCGGACTATACAAATATTCTGCAAGAATTCGTCTGGCAAACAGAAGATGTTGTTCCAGATTGCCCAAGAGTTCATAAATTTTTAAATTATTGGAAAGACAATATCAATGCTCTTATATCAGAAGTTATTATTGTGGATGCAGAATATCATGAATATAGACCATTGAAAGCAACTTATACCATTAGATGATTCCTTATAAATAATAAAAATAACGGAGTGTTCAGTGGCCACAGTAGAAAGAACAGGTTCATTTAAAGAACTTACAGCACTTAGAGATGCAGAAAGACAAAATAATTCAACTCTAAATGTTAAACAGTATAGAGATTTGGATTTGTTCTTTACTCGGCGATCTAGAGATAGCGATGTTAATGTTCTTACGAATATTACAGCAGTAAAGCGGTCAGTTCGAAATTTAGTTTTAACAAACTTCTATGAAAAGCCTTTTCATCCAGAAATTGGTTCTGGTGTTAGGGATTTGTTATTTGAAATAGTTAGTCCTTTAACTGCAATAGTATTGGCACAATCTATAGAAGATGTTATTAATAATTATGAACCGAGAGCATTATTGTTAGGTGTTGATGTTATTGATAACATGGACTCTAATGCATATGATATAACAATAAACTTTGAAGTGATAAATGCTCCAGGCGAAATAGTTCAATTAGACGTGCTATTGGAGGCATTGCGATAATGGCAAATAATCAAAAATTAGATATTTCTCAACTTGATTTTGATTCGATTAAGAGCAATCTTAAAACTTTTTTGAAAAATCAAAACCAATTTCTTGATTATGATTTTGAAGGTTCTGGTATGAGTGCATTGTTGGATGTGCTTGCATATAATACACATTATCTTAGTTTCCATGCCAACATGGTTGCTAACGAAATGTTTATCGATAGTGCGGCTCTACGTTCAAGTGTAGTATCTCATGCTAAGACGTTGGGATATGAAGTTAGATCAGTTCGATCACCAAGAGCAAGAGTGAATGTTTTTTTGAATGATCGTGCTTTGACCACAGCAACTATGAATGCTGGTCAAGTGTTTACTACTAAGATTGATAATGTTAATTATCAATTTGTAACTGTATCAGATTTTACTGCTTCTCAAGATGGTGCAGGTCTTTTATTTGCAGACATACCAATTTATGAAGGCACATATATCACAACAAGATATACGGTTGATAGTACTGACGTTAATCAAAAATTCTTTTTAACAAGCAATCTAGCAGACACTTCCACACTTACCGTCAAAGTACAAAACTCTTCAACTGACAGCACTACTGTAACCTATACTAAAGCAACTGACATTACACAACTGACAGGTACAAGTGCTGTATACTTTTTACAAGAATCAGAAGATGGTAGATTTGAAGTATATTTTGGTGATGGTGTTGTAAGTAAAGCATTATCTGACGGTAACGTTGTTATTCTTCAATATATTGTCACTAATATTGGTGAAGCAAATGGTGCATTTTCTTTTAGTGCTTCTGGTGCAATCAACACTGTTACTAATATTGATACGACTACTATTGAGGCTGCAAACGGTGGTGCAGCTGCAGAAAGTATACAATCTATTAAACTTGCTGCTCCTCTTGACTATGCTGCACAGGGTCGTTGTGTCACTGCGAATGACTATAAGGTTTATGTAAAAAAACTTTATGCTAATGCTGAGAATGTTCAAGTGTTTGGTGGAGAAAATGGTTCTTTTGATCCTAGTCTTGGTGTCATAAGTACACCTGATTATGGTAAAGTATTTATTTCTGTGAGTAATACTCAAGGAACAAATCTAAGTCTACAAGAAAAGAATTCTTTACTAAATAATTTGGAGCCATACAAGGTTGCATCAATTACGCCTGTTATAGTTGACCCAGAGTTTACATATGTTTTTCTTACAGTGAATTTTAAGTTTGATTCCAATCTAACAACTAAAACAAAAGACACTTTAGAGACTGAAGTTACGTCTACAATTACCTCATATAATACAACAGAACTTTCAAAGTTTGATGCGGTGATAAGAAACTCTTTCCTTTTAAGAACAATCGATAATACAGACACATCTATAACTAGTAGTTCTGTTGTTCCAAGACTGGCAAAATATTTTTCTCCAACTCTAAACACACTTACAAGTTATAATTTGTTTTTTAACAATGCATTTTTCAATCCTCATAGTGGTCATAATCAAGCACTTGGTGGTATTCTTACTTCTTCAGGATTTAAAATTTTTGATAGAAATGAAGAACACTATTTTGATGATGATGGTAATGGCAATTTAAGAGCTTATTATATCGCTACAGGTGGTGATAGAGTTTATTCACAACCAAAACACGGTACAGTGAATTATGCCACTGGCCATATTGCAATTGATCCGGTCAATATAACATCTATATCAGATGTAGATGGTGATACTTCTACTCTTATTCGAATTGTTGTTGTGCCTAATTCACGAGATATTGTTGCACTTAGAAATCAAATTCTTGAACTTGATATGATTAATACTACTGTAACTGGTGAGATTGATAGTATTGCTGTGGGCGATGAAAGCGGCGGAGCATCTTATGTTGCTCCCTCTGCATCTGTAAGTCCATCAGGATCGAGTTATTAAAAAAATGTCTCATGAAGCAGAACTAACAACTAAACTATCAAATCTAATTGATGGCCAGGTTCCTGATTATATTCAGGCTGACCATCCTATCTTTGTTGATTTTCTGAGACAATATTATAAGTTTCTAGAGTCTGCTCAGATAACCATAACAGGCACGTTGGATGATGTTTTACTTGAAACCGCATCAACTAGTTTTCTTAGGTTAGATGGTACTGATGCATCCAGTTCTAATGAATCAGGTAAGATTGTTTTTGAGGACAGTACAGGTAAATTCGATATTGGTGAAACTATTACTGGTGGAACAAGTAAAGCAACTGCTAAGATATTAGTAGATGATAACGAAACTCTTTATATATCTGCCAACCAAAGATTTAAAGAAGGCGAAACAATCACTGGCGGCACCAGTGGCGCGACTAGCACTTTAGTTAAGTATCGTGCTAATCCTGTTCAAAATATTCAGCAACTCTTTGAGTATTCAGATCCAGACAATACAGTAGACCATTTTCTAAATGCCTTTAAAGATTCCTTTATGGAATCTATACCAACATCGCTTGCAAGTGGTGTATCTAAACGAAATCTGATTAAACAAATTAGAGATCTGTATGCAGCAAAAGGTACGTCAGAAGGCCATAAACTTTTCTTTAGAATTTTATTAGGTCAAGAGGCTGAAATATATTATCCTGAAAAAGATATGGCAAGAGTGAGTGATGGTAATTGGATAAGACCAATTGTTATTCGTTGTACTTCTGATTCGGGAAATGCTGTTCCTGTCGATATGGTTGGTAAAAATATTACTGGTGCGTCGTCTGGAACAACGGCTCAGATTATTGCCGAATATACTTTTCAACAAGGTTCTAATACTGTAGTTGAATTTACGCTTCGAGAAGATACTATTGAAGGTACTGGATTTACTGTATCAGAAACATTTACGGGTATATCTGAAACATCAGATATAACTATGCAATTTACTGTACAATCAATTGTAACTGATATTACGTTAACTGAAGGTGGATTACTTTATAACAAAGATGATACCTTTATATTAGATACATCAGTTGGTAATGGTAATGCAACTGCTCAAGTAAGTGAAATAAGTTCTGGTGATATTAGTGAAGTTATTGTTGATGACGCCGGCACTGGTTATAGAGTTGGTGATGCTGTTAAGTTTACAGCTGTAAGTGCTGATACTGATTCTGTTTCTGCTCGTGCCTTTGTATCTGTTGTTGGTGGCAGATTATCTACTGAGGATAGTGTAGAAGTAACTGCTCCAGAAAATTTTCTTTTAGAAGATGGTACAAGACAACAATTTGTTCATTCTAATATTTTATTGAATGGTACTGAACTATCAACGGCTGCATCTGAACCATATGCTGTATTTGGTACTGATAAGAGATTTAGTGATACTAAATCATACTACTATCCTTTATATTCCGATAAAAGAAAGGCACAAGTAAGTGCAACTACAACAGGCGGAGCTATTGGTAATGTTATTGTCGTTAATGATGGTTCTGGTTATTCAAACGGAACGTATTATGCAGCGGTATCTGGTGATGGCGACAATCAAGGAACATCCACTGGTGCTATTATAAGAATTGTTGTCAGAGAAAATAAAATTGCTGCCTTTGGTAATACACTTGCAACAGAAACTACGATTCACAGATCTGGTACTGGTTATACTTTTGCGAATGTAAAAATTACAAGTGGATTTACTTTTTCTGACCCAGAGTTAACCACTACTTCTGATATGGGCGGCAGTGATGGTTTAATATTGGTGATACCAAATGTATCAACTGTAAAAGCTAATGCTTATATCTTTGATGAAGTTCCTAACATAATTTTTTGGATGCCAAGTGACAATCAGAATAATGCTAAGTCAACTTTTGATAGTGATATTTACGATTTGTTTGAAACTCGTAGTGCTGTTCTTGATGAAGGATTTCAATTACGACAAGAAGATGGAACAACTGGCACTGGGTTAGGTGATAGATTATTATCTGAATCTTTAGATTTGATAACAGATGCTTATGGTAATTCATCTGATTCAATTGTTTTAGAAACTGAAACTTTAAGTTCTTCTGATCAAGGCGAAATTATTAAAATTCATTTGGCCAATTCTGGTAGTGGATATACTTCACTTCCTACATTGAGTATTATTACAGAAAATGGTGCAAGTGCAAATCTTATTGCAAACACGACAACTATTGGTAAAGTTACTGAAATTAAAATTACTGATAATGGATTTAAATATGCAACTTCTCCAGATGTAGTAGCAAATACAAATTTTATCCTTAAAAATGTTACTGGTACATTTGGAATAGGAAATACATTTACAACTCACCTTGGTGCGGTAGTTGCATATGATGCAGATACACAAAAACTTGAAATAGGTACTCAAACAGGTTTGGGTAATAAATCTATTTCGATTGAAACAGTTTCATTAGAACAAACTGGTACATATAATGATGGTATTCAATTAGAAGATTTTGATATTGTTGAACCGGACAGGCCAGATCATGGTCCTGTTGCTACAATCTATAAAGTTATTGATGAAGTTGGTTCTGGTTTCATTCTTAACAACTCTGCTGCATTAGGGACAAACATTCTTTTAGAGAATGAAATTGGTCAAATTGTATCAAATGCACATGATGTAGATGTTTTTCAAATTAGTTTAGAAAATGATGGTAATAGGCTTGAATTTAATATTAGACTAGAGGACAATGTTGCTGACCTTGGTGACGAGGGCCGCGGCCGCGAGAAAATTTTATTAGAAACCGGAGAAGATGAAGCAATTATTTTAGATGGTTTTAATGTCGGCGGAGACGGTTATAGCATTTCTGATGCACAAGTTTATCTGGTCACCGAGCACATCAGTAATAATCTAGTTTTTGATGGAACAGATTCTAGCAGTACAGATGCTGAAGATAACTTCATAATTCGTGATTTTGAATTAGTTCGTGAAACTGATAATATTCTTTTAGATGGTACAGATGGTGTTCAGGCTGATCAAAATTCTTCTGTTCTTTTGGATGGTACAGATAGTCTTTCGGCTAATGCTGGAGGTCAGTTGTTATTGGAGACAGATTCAAATGATCATATATTTATAAATCATGGTCGATCAATAGAACATGTTAATACTCCAGACAGCAGACTTATTGGAGAAAATTTTGAAACGTTTATTACAGAAAAAACACCAAATGTAACTAGTGTAACGTTTGGTAATGTTTTATATAATCAAACTATTTTTGATGGCGATCAATCTGATGGTATGGGTGATATTCTTCTAGAAGATGGTGATAGATTACTAAACGAAAATTCTGGTAATAATCTTCTTTTAGATGGTACAGATAATTCTTCTAGTGATGCTGGTTCCGAGTTGTTGATGGAGGATGAAACTTTAGGCGATAAAATTGTTCTAGATGGAACAAATAATTCTTCTCTCAATGCTGGCGGCGAGATTCTTATAGATAATAATCCGAATTTTGTTGGCAATGTTATAACAGATTCTGGTGGTGCAACAGCAACAATTGTTACACAAGGCACACTAGATGCTGATACATCTATTGGAACCACTGCAACTAGAACCGGTTCATATCTTGATGATGATAGTTTTATCAGTGAAGAAATTATTCGTATTCAAGATTCTTATTTTTATCAGCAATTCTCTTATGAAGTAAAAGTGAATGCAGCTGTTTCTGAATATATGAATGAATTGAAGGCTTCAGTTCATCCTGCTGGGTTTGCTCCATTTGGTAAGATTGCAATATCAACACAACTTTCAGCTGCAATTGGTATTACTGCTGCTGGTGTTGATGATTCTGCATCGCCGGATACATTCTCACCAGAACTTGCTTCACTGTTTAGAATAATATTTGGTCCAACCATACAAGTTAATCATGGTATGCGTCAAAATGTGATTTCTCCAGATGGTGAGAGTAGTTTATTTGATGCTCTTCTAATAGAAACTGGTGTTGCGCTTGGTGACAAACTTCTTGAAGAAACAGATGGCGATAATTTACAATTCGAAAGTGGATTAGATATTGCAATAGAAAACTCTGGTAATTCTGGTGATGGTACTGTTTTCTTGGAAGCGGGTGCTGGTGGTGGTCGATTACTTACAGAAACAGCACTTGGCGAAAATGGTATTATTAATAGAACGGTTTCAAAAGTAACAAAGTTAAAGGTTACGCCACAATTAGTTAAAACAAGAAAGTCTTATGGTGCACCTTTACTTGGTAATATTTTACCTGGCTCACTTTTCTTTGATAGATCAGGAGTTCAATTAGAGGCAGGTAATAGAGACAAAGCTCCTATTATCATGGAAGATAATTTGGTGTTAGATGGTTTTGATGAATATAACACTGGAGCAGGAGATAGAATAATCTATGAAGATTATTGGGATAATTCTACTGCTTCTGCTGTAAAGATTAGTGAAATTTCTACAGATGATATAAGTAACAATCTTGTTCTAGACGGTACGGATTCTTCTAGTACAGATGCAAATGATTCTATTATTCTAAACGGTACAAATTCTTCTAGTTCAAATGCTGGTAATGTGTTAATTCTAGAACCTAATACTAGTGTTAATGAAACAGCTGCATTATCAATATCTGATTTAGCTAAACTTAACACTGTAAGTTATATTGAGAGCGCTGGTCTAGATTCTGAAGATGACAATATTCTTCTTGATGGAACAGACAGTGATGCGACAGATGCTGGCGATAATCTAGTATTGAATGCAACAAATGAACATTCTTTAGATGATGGTTCAAATATTCTTTTGAATGGTGTAGGTTTTAGAAATTTCACTGAAGAACCTGAAGGTAGTATTATTTTTGAACAAAGTGCAGCGTCTGATGAATTAGTTTTAGAAGACTTTGTTGTATTTAATCTAAATGCAGATGAAGTTAGAAATGAAGTAATAATATCAGAGAATGGTCAAAACATATTGTTAGAAACCACTGGTAGGTTTAGAGACAATGAAGTTGGCCGAATAATGGTTGAGTCTGGTTCGGAAAATAATGCTTTCCTTACAAATGGTTCTGATGTTAATATTCTCAAACTAGAAACTGGAACAGATGCAAATGGTTATCTGTTGGGAGAAGATGTTGATGTTAAAGATCGCAGTGTTAATGTTATTATAGAAAGCGGCCTTCTTGAAAATGAAAAAATAATGACTGAGGGTAGTTTGATTGAATTTGAAGGCGACACTAATAATGGTGAAATTCCAGAAAGGAATTACGGTAACAGAAACATTGTACCATTTACAAGAGAAGCTAGAATACATACAGAATTAGCTTCATCTAGATTAGCATTACAGGATGAACGTAATACTGAAGTTTTCATTGCAATGGATGGCACAGATAGTTCATCAACAAATGCAGGCGATAATATTATACTCAACGGCACATCTGCCGTTCTGGATATCGAGGGCAATGTTCTTTTGAACGGTACTGATGCTGCACAAAGTGATGCAGGCTCAGCAGTTATTTTGGATGCAAGTGCTGCCAGTACTGATGTTGGAGAAAATTTGTTATTGGATAGCACTGGTGGACGTGATGATGGTGATCGTATTCAACTTATGAGCACAAATTATGTCTTAGTGCCAGGCAATGAAGGTGGATTTGTTTTATTGAATGGCACAGATGGTTCATCAACGAATGCTGGTGATGAGTTATTGCTAGAAGGTGGAACACTTGAATTTCTACAACAAAACAGTATAAATGTGTCAGTTGGTGCCACAGCAGAAGCTGGTGGTCTTGCTTTACCAGAAAGCGAAATTTCACTTGCTGGTGCAGATCAAGCAAGTTCATATGATTCTAGTCTTGGAACATTTGATTCATCAACTATAACTTTTGATGCTGCATAACAATCATTATAAATAATAAAAGATGAGGGGCAATAAATGGCATATCAATCAATAGGACTAGGTGCAACTGCTAATGATGGTAGTGGTGACACGCTAAGAGATGGTGCAACCAAACTTAATGCTAACTTTGTGGAAATGTATACCGCTCTTGGAGATGGTAGTTCCATAAGTAGTGGTCTAAGTGCATCAGCTACTGTTATATCATTATCTGCTCCTAATATTAGTGGTGTGGTTGCTGGCACTCAAACTTCTGCTACTATTACTACTCTTACATCTACAACTTTAAATGCAGGAACATTAGCACTTGCAGCTGGTTCTATAACAGATAGTTCTGGTGCAATTGATTTTGGAAATGAGAACTTAACAACTACTGGCACGGCAACTCTCGCCACCGTAGATATTAATGCTGGTGCTATTGACGGAACAACAATTGGTGCTAACTCAGCTGCAGCAGGTACTTTTGCAGCAATCGTTGGTACAACGATTACAGGTTCTTCTTTGGCTATTACTGAAGATGGAACTATTGTTTTTGAAGGTGCCACTGATGATGCTCATGAGACTACATTAACAGTCACAGACCCAACAGCAGACAGAACAATTACACTTCCAAATAATACTGGAACTGTCATAACTACAGGTTCTTCTGATGCAGTAACAGGAAATATGTTGAAAACTTCTTCAACATTGCTTATAGTGGGTTCAGATGGTGCAACGTTAAAAACAGTTATTGGTGCTGGTAGTGCATCATAAATATAAACTAGGAAAATAGAAATGGCAGCTATTATCACAGAAAAATTTAGACTTCATAATGCCGACCAGTTTGAAGAATCATTTACTGAGTCAGCTAATAACACTTATTATCTTTTTATAGGTAAGAGTACACCATACACTTCGGGAACAAGTGGTGGTTCTGATGCATCGCCACCAACTCCAGTTGATGGCCCTTCTGATGAATTTTTTTCATGGGATGATATGATTGCTGCCAAAAAGATTACTTCTTCGGAAATTCAACGTGTTATTCCACGCAGAAACTGGGTGAACAGTACCAAGTATGATATGTACAGGCCAGACTATAGTGCATCTGTAACAGCAACATCTGGTGCTTCTAATCTATATGACTCTACTTTTTATTTTATGACTTCTGACTATCGTGTATATAAAGTTTTAGACAACAATGTTGGAACTGCTTATAGTGGCACTGAACCGACAAGCACTGCAAATGCTCCGTTTACATTGGGTGGTTATGTATTGCAATATATGTATTCTTTGTCAAGTAGTCAGATAAACAATTTTCTTACTGCTGATTTTATGCCGGTGGCCACGGATTCTGCTGTTAGTTCAGCTGCAACAGATGGTGCGATTGATTCTTTGATTATCACTGCCGGGTCCAGTTATACAAACGGAACTTATTATGCTGCTGTCTATGGTGATGGTACAAGTCAGGGTACATCGTCTGGTGCAATTGTAAGAATTACGGTATCAGGTAACACAATTCAAGCCTTTGGTTTGACTAATGGAACAGATACTACAATTCATGCTGCCGGTGGTGGTTATACTTTTGGTACAGTAAATCTTGCAAGTGGTTATACATTTTCAGATGCAGCTCTAAGTAGTGCCTCTGCAATCGGTGGTTCTGGTGGTTCAATTTCAGTTGTAATTGGCCCAAAGGGTGGTCATGGTTTCAATGCTGTTAAAGAACTTGGTGGACATTATGTTATGATGGCAACAACATTAACAGCAGCTGAAGGTGATGATATCACAACAGGAAATGATTTTAGAAAAATAGGTGTTGTGGTTGATCCTTATACATATGGAACAACGTCTGTTGCATCAGTTACAACAGCAAGAATGACATATGCTCTTAAACTAACCTCTCAGTCTGGTACTTTTGACGGAGATGAAAAGATTAGTCAAGCATCGACTGGTGCTATTGGTAAGGTTGTTGAGTGGGATTCTTCAAATTCAATTTTGTACTATTCACAAGAAAGATTTGGTGACTACGGGACAAATGGCACTACAGGTGCATACGTTGCTTTCAGTGCCGCGAATGCTGTAACCGGAGCAACATCCAGTGCAACAGGAACACCAGACGCTAGTGCTGATAGTGCTGTAACTCTTGCTGGTGGTAACACAATTACTTTTACAGATGGATATGCAAATCCTGAATTAGCTGCTGATAGTGGAAATATTATTTACTTGGAAAATCGCAAACCAATCAGTCGATCTAATGATCAGATTGAAGACATTAAAGTTATAGTGGAGTTTTAAATGCCCGAATCTACAAATCTAAACGTAGCACCGTACTATGATGATTTCGATGGAAGTGACAATCATTTAAGAACGTTATTTCGGCCTGGTTTTGCTATTCAGGCAAGAGAATTAACACAACTTCAGTCTACGCTTCAAAACCAAATTGACCAAGGATTTAGTCATATTTTTAAAGATGGAACTATGGTTATACCTGGCGCAACTACTTATTTGGGAAATGTTGATGCACCAAGATATGTTAAGGTTCAGGGTAATTTTGGTGGAGAAAGTGTAAATGTTTCACAATATGTAAACGAAGATGTTCCTGTTACTTTAACTGGTGTTATTTCTGGTGTTAAATTTAGAGTTATTGCTGCAACTGATGCAACTACAACTGACCCTGCTACACTTTTTGGTGTTTATACTTCTAGCAATCTTTCTGGAACTACAACTTTTACTGAAGATGTCACTACTATTTCTCGTAGTGCTTTAGATGCTGGCGGTTATGATTCTTTTGTTATTGGTGAAAGTCTGAGTGCAAATGTGGCAGTACAACACGGCAGTACAGCATATACATCAAATACTGTTTCATTGACAACAGAATCCTCAGAAGTTTCAAGAACAAGTATATTTGCAAATACTGCTTCAACTACGCCTGTTACTGGCAAATGTGTTATCGTAAAACAATCAGCCGGTGTCTTTTTTATTAGAGGACATTTTGTTGAAGTTGAAGAACAAACGATTGTTGTAGAAAAGTATAATAACAATGCAAGTGCAAAAATTGGTTTTCAAATTGAAGAGACAATTGTTACTCCAGAAACAGATTCAAGTTTACTTGATAATGCAACTGGAACATCAAACGTAAATGCAAAGGGTGCACATAGATTAAAAATTACACTTACTCTAGTATCTAAACTTTTAAATTCTACAAACGATAAAGATTTTATTCAAATTATTAAAGTAGACAATGGTGTTGTTCAAGAACATGTTCGTAATACTCAATATTCTATTCTTGAACAGACTCTTGCTCGTAGAACATTTGATGAATCTGGTGATTATACCGTAAGACCTTTTACATTTGAGATAAAGGAATCGGTTGATGTTAGTGTGGGTGAAACTGATTATGATGGTGTGTATACTGCTGGTGACACTACAAGAAGTAATAATAAGGCTTCTGATGATTTATTGGTGCTTCAAGTATCGCCTGGTAAATCATATGTCAGAGGATATGAGTTAGATAAGATTGCCCCAACTCTTATTGATGTTAGGAAAGGAAGATCTTTTAATACAATAAACGCTGGTACTTCACCTGTTGATTTGGGAAATTATCTTAATATTACAAATGTATACGGAACTCCAGATGTTACTAATATTTCTGGTGAGACAACTGTTTATAAAGAACTTCAATTGTATGATACATCAATTGCGACGAGAGGCACAGCTGTAGGAAATCAAATAGGTGTTGCTCGTGTAAGAACATATCAATACGATTCTGGTACTGCTGGTGAACAAGATGCGACATATAGATTGTATCTTTTTGATATTAATGCAATCACAAAACTTGTTTTAAGTGGTACACCTAGTCCAACAATTTTATCTAGTGCATCTAATGGTGGCCAGCGAGTAACAGGAAGCACAAGTGGTGCTACTGGTTATGTGTATGCTGGCAGTACAACTGGTACTGTTTTGAATCTAACTAATGTTGTAGGAACTTTTGTATCTAGTGAAACTTTAGTTTTATCAAATTCATCAGAGACAGGACAAATAGTAGAGGATTCAGGTAATACTGACCTTACTATTGCTGATGTATTAAATTATGAACTTACTTCTGTAAGATCAGTTTATATGCAAGATACTGGTGCGGACACTGGTCAAGATTTTACTGCTGATGTTCAAACACAAGTTGTTTCTTCTCCCATATCCTTTTTTGGTATGGATAGTTCAGATGGCACGGCTGACCAAGAAGATCGTTTTGTATTAGAAGATGGTGGTACATTAGCATTAGATAGAAGAACATCTGGCGGAACTGGTTCTATCAGAACAATTGCGAAACTTAAAGAACCAGAAAAAAATATTAATATCTACAGACTACCAAAAACTCCTGTTAAAACTTTATTAACAGAAACAAATTCTGGTGTATCTGATACACAATACACTTTTCGTCAACAATTTATTGCAACTTCAACTTCTGCTGGTGTTATAACTCTGACTGCCGGTGGTGGTGGAGAAACATTTGTAGGACATAGCGAAGCAGATTATACAATTTCTGTTTTAACTCAAGGTGCGGCAGGGTCTGCTAGTCAGGGTGACATTGTTAGTGCATCAACTGGATTTTCTGGTGGTGGTACGACACAAGTAACTATTACTAATCTTGCTGAATTTGGTGATGGTGCAAAACTTAAAATTATGGCAACTTTGCTTAAAACTGCTGTAAGTCCAAAGGCCAAAACAACAAGGTTAATGAAACAACTTAAAGTGGATAGTGGAACAACAGATCCATATGGAACGCGGCCTAGTGATAGAGAAATATCATTTGGTCGGGCAGACGCATTTGCTTTAGTTGCTGTATATGAAGCCACTGTTGCTTCTACTGATGCTGTTGCTCCTACAGTCACTTTTACAACACAAACTGGTACATTTACAAGAGGTGAAAAAATTACTGGTAGTGTTAGTGGAGCAAAAGGAAGAATTGTTAATACCACAAGTCCAATGAGTGTTGTTTATACAAGTGCGCCGGGTACTGTTTTCTCAACATCTGATATAATCACTGGTGCGTTTTCGAGTGCAACTGCAACATTAACAGCTGTTACTGATGGTGATAAATCAATTATAAACGATTTTGTTCTTGATACTGGACAAAGAGATAATTTTTATGACATCTCTAAAATCGTAAGACGTAGAGGCGCTGCAGCACCAGTAAATAGATTGCTTGTAATTTATGATTATCTTCAACATGGTGCTGGTGATATGTTCAGTGTAGATTCATATGCAGATGAAGCAGATAGAATGGATTATGTTGATATTCCATCGTATAAAAGATTTAAATTACAGAATACATTTGATTTTAGACCTACAGTAGAAAATATTGCTGGTGCAGGAGTAGATCATACGACAGTAGATGAAATTACCGGTAATTCATTTGATTTCTATTCTCGTCAATATGATGGAACGGGTGCGTCTGCGAGTCATTCTCCAAAACCAGCTTCTTTGACACAAGCAGATTTTGAATATTACTTGCCTAAAAGAGCAATCATTGAAATGGACAGTCGTGGTTTGATTAGGGTTATTGAAGGTGTATCTGAAGAATTACCTCAGTTTCCACAACGAACCGAAAACTCAATGAAATTAGGGGATATACGAATTCCGGCATATACTTTTAAACTAGAGAATGTTGTTGTTCGTAGAGAAAAAAATCAACGGTTTACTATGAGAGACATTGGTAAACTTTCGGATCGTATTGGTAATCTTGAATACTATACGCACCTTTCTCTTTTGGAACGTGATGCAGAAAGTTTTGAAATTACGGATGGAAATGGATTAAATAGATTTAAATCTGGTTTTGTTGTTGATGCTTTTCAGGGCCATCGTCTTGGTGATGTTTTTCATAAAGATTATCAATGTTCTATTGATAGTCTAAACAATGAACTTCGACCACAATGTACAATGAAGAATGTTGTTTTTACAGAAGTAACTAATGAGATTGGCAATACAGCAGCGACTGATGCATCGAGAGCTAACAATAATTATCAAAAAACAGGAGATATATTTACTCTACCATATACAGAGATTGTACAAATTGAACAACCATACGCCACAAGAATAGAAAGAGTTACGCCTGTTCTTCTTTCAAATTGGACTGGTCAAATACAATTGACGCCTTCTGGCGATGATTGGTTTGAAACTGAGATTGCTCCTGCATTGATTATTAATGAAGAAGGTAATTTCGATTCGATAGCTGCTGGTAATCCTATAGGTACTGAGTACAATAGTTGGGAAATATCATTTACTGGAGTTGTTTCTTCATCAACGCAAACGCAACAAATTGGCGATGATTTTGAACAGTCACGATTAGTTGAAACAGTTAGAACAGATCGAACAAGAACTGGTATTAGAACAGATGTTGTTGAAAGAATTGATATGGAATCCAGAGGCACAAAAATGATTTCTACTGCATTGATTCCATTTATCAGAGCAAAGGATGTTAGTTTTGAGGGATTTGATTTTCTTCCAAATACACAAGTATATCCTTTCTTTGATGTACAAACCGTAGAATCTTATACCAGACCTTTACTTGGATTTTCAACAAACGATGCAAGTTTGATTAATGGTGATGCTCTTATAACAGGCCCTAGCGGTCGAATTAAGGGAACTTTTTCTATACCTGATCCTACAGTTACTGGTAACCCTAGATTTAGAACAGGTTTAATTTCGTTTAGATTAACTTCAAGTCCTACAAATATAACTTCTGTTGATCCTATTACTGCTGGAGAAACAAATTATAATGCTAATGGTATTCTTCAAACTTTTCAAGAAACTATCATTGCTACAAGAAATGCTGAAGTAAGACGAACTGCCGTTTCGCAATCAACTTCATCTACGTCAGAACAGATGGGCAGCTGGATCGGCAGCCAGCTGGAAGCATCTGACCACTTCGAGGAGGGCGGCAACGATTTTGTTTCTGAGGGAGGCAGCACGTTTGGTTCCGTTGAAGTCGGCGGCGACGGCGGCGGCGACGGCGGCACCGGCGACGATCC